GTGATGTAACTCCAGGGACCCAGGTGATGCGTAGACGTCCAGAGTGGAAGTTGGAGGCGAAGATCTTAACTCGGTACTCCATGCTTCCTCTCCAGTGTCGGAATAGATTGGCAACGAATCCAGCATAAGTTGGGATGGCATAGTACTGGTCATTGGAGGCTGCTCCGCAGTCACTGTACATTGGATGGACAGGCATGCAGAAGATTGCATCTCCAGACTGACTAGGACCAGTAAACTCAAACTGGGAAACGAGTTGGGGCCGGGTGATGATGTGAGCAAGGTTCATGTCATCAGTGTTGGCTCCAGTTGATTCCAGGAGGGGGTCTACGTGATTGTCGGGGTCGATAGCTAGAACATTGGTGGTGGTAAGTCCCATGCCGAGAGAAGAATCCGGGTAGCGCTGGACGAAGGTCTGAATAGCACGCTGGTCAGTGGGTTTGTCAAATCCGAAGATTTTAGCGACTCCTCCGATGACTCCTGCGGCTTTGGCGGCCATTGCTGCTGCGGTTCCGACTACTGGCATAGGGGTAAGGATACGTCCGATGTTCTGGACTGAGGCTGCGATTCCAGAGATCACACCCTGCTCAGATTTAACCATTTGTTCTTTGGTAACTTGTTCATAGAACGTGACTTGTTTTCGTGAGCGAGGGTTGTGTTTCCTGTTCCTCTTCTTCTTGGGCTTCTCCAGGGACGCTCCGCTAGACCGTCTGGGCTGTTGTTTTGGGATAGCGGGTTCTGGGGTGCTTTGGAGGAAGGAAAGCAGGTTGACCATTCGAGATAGGCAGGTCTGTTTCTCTGGCACATCGTCTTCTGTGACTTGTCTCACTTCGCCAACACCATTAGGTTGCATGGAGATCACGTAGAGCGTGTTTCCGTTTTCCTTCTGGGCGCGAAGATATTGACTGAGTTTAAGGGGGGGAAGTTTGTTGGTGGTAGTAGATGTCATTGGTGTTGGGGGTGGAGTGATGGTCTCGTGCTAGGTCATTTCCTCTAAGAGCATTGGCGTTAAGCGCTCACGCAGGTACATTACATCATCTCAATCAGGCGGCACTACTGCATACATAATATTACTCTAAGATGAAAGCATCAATTAGTACTATATACACGGCAGGTAAAGAATAGGGTTATCCAAAGGCATTGAGTCCAGGCAACTCTGCAGCTTTCTCAAGGCTACAGCATAGCGATTTATTGTCTTTGCTATGATTGACGGGATGGTGGTCGGAATCAACGACTCTCCCAGAAGTGGGGGTCAACGTCAAGGACGTCGCCGTATTCCCAGTCATCTGAGTAGTGTGACTCGTTATCCGACTGAACATCGAAATATCCAGGGGCTTCGGTTGGATCAGGGACGAACTGGAGTGCGTCCAGGACCATCTGGATGTGTTCGATGGGAACCAGCGTATTCTTCCAGAAATGAATGTGGGCTCTAATCTGGGAGGAACGCAATGTGGGGAAGGATGGCATGGCCTCTTCGAATTGGATGACAGCAGGCTCTACATTAGAGGCCTGTTCTCGAAGGGATGTCGAATCTTCTCCATAGGGTGCTGATGAGTCGCGTTGCAGTCTCTCATACTGCTTCAGCTCCTCATATCGGGGGTTGTCCACTTCCGGGTTAACGTATTGCCACCTTCCATCGCTATCCTGCTCGTATCCATACTTGGTCGAGTAAGCGGGGGAAGGGGGTCGGCTAACTTCATCGTCACTGTCTCCATCTCCTGATTGTTCCATGAAGTGATTGGGCGAACGGTGGGCCATAAAGAGCAATTCCTCTTGTCCTGCGTCCCTCATGTCTTCGATCTTGCGACGCCAAGTCGCGTAACCGAGAGGGGCATAATTAGGCAAATGAGTGAGATTCTCTTCAAACTTGGCCATGATCTTATC